TCCACCGACCATTGGCATTTCAATTCTCCTATTAGAAAGTTACGTAAAGATTAAACGCTTCAAGGCGCATCAGGTTATTCGCAGTCGCTGGCTTTGCAGTGATTGTAAATGTCTGATCCTGTGTAGTGTCAACGCTCAAGAACACGTTGGCACCAGTCGATAGGCCATGACCTATAGAAGTTGTTGAGTTGCTGACAACTTGTGAGCCACCACGATTGTATAGTAGCTTCTGAACAGACGCGCTGGTGTTGTTTGCCGCAGCAGCAGCCAAGAGAACGCCGCCGCCATATGTCATGCCCAAGGTTTTAACTGTAGCGTTATTGGTCAACGTGAACAGAGCGTCAATCTCCATGCCGCCACCAACGCCCATTGACCAGCCAGGGACTGTGACGGATGCTAGAGTAATTTCGGTGTTAGCTACAGCAACAACTGCAACGCCGTACCAAACAAGAGCAGTTTGTGTGCCAGACTGCGTACCGCTGGTGGTGACTGCTGCGCCTCCTGCTGATGTGGACACGGTGAAGGTGTTGGCTGAAAGCACTTCCTTCACATAGTATGTGGTGTTGATAGCCAATCCGGTAGGCAATGCACCAGTAGTGGTGAAACGGATAGTGTCATTTACTGATCGGCCATGTGCTGCCCAAGTCACTACGCCAGGTGCAGCAATGCTAATCGTTACAGTTGACGAAACGTAAGGTAGGTCGATTGTTACCTCCTCAGTATCTGTATCAGCGTCTACAACTTCATAAAAGCCTGTGGTCGCCGTCCCACCTGTCCAAGTGATATACAGGCTCGCGCCTTGCGAAACTGCATTGGTGAGGCCATGAACGCCAGCACTTACCAATTTAACATCACCCGCGTTATCCGCATAGGTGAGCGTAACAAAGGTAGCGGCTGGCTCAACTAAAGCAACAGCCTCAAGGCTACCGATTGTCAATAGCGGGAAGTCACGCAAAGAAGGTTGAGCGCCTACGTCATATTGCGCTGTTGACTCAAGTCCGCTGGTAATACGCACAGTGCGATCAACAGGATATGGGCCAAACATCTGTGCGCTGTTAGAAAGCGAAGCGATCTGGGTGTAGGATTCATAGCTTGCTGGGCCAATTGGCTCAAGCGATACAGTTGTGGCATCGTTACCTACATTCCCAATGCTGATATATTGACCAGCAGGAACAAGGACGTCTGTAATAGTCTGAGTAAGACCTGGTTGAATAATCATTTCAAAGTTCCCCTAACGAATTAGAATTAGCCCACGAACCAGCTAGTGCCATTGCTGAACACTGGAACTTGGTTTGAACCACCACCAGCAGCGGCAGCGTTGAAGGTTGTTGTGTTGCAGTTTGTGATGAACGCACGCGCACCAGCATTGCCAACAGCGTTAGGCAACTGGTCAAAGCGCACAGGCGTTGTCTGCACCGACGAACAAGTGACAGCGCCAAAGTTTACCTGAATGTATTCAATAAGCGTTGTGACAGAGCAACGACGAGCGTCACCTTGGTTGGTTACGAACAGCGGTAACTGATCTCCACCATGAACCTGTGTTACGGTTGGAAGCTGATTAATTGTAGGCATGGTTTAACTCCATTCAAATGGGCCATCAGGCCCTGCATTTAGAGGATCGTAAGGAATCTGGACGAAAGGATTATCCCAGCGCCAAGGCTTGTTGCCCTGACCTAATGGCATTGTTGATGGAAGTTGTTGTTCAAGCGGGAATGTAGCACGTTGCAGCAATACATTGTAAGCGCCCTTAGCCGATACCTTAGTGTCAGGAGATACGGCCTTGCCGTAGCCAGGGGCAATCCGAATGGCTAGGTTGGTGATGATAGCTTCCCATGCGCTGTCAGGCACATTGGTTTCTGTATCCAGGTCGCTGTCTTGTGGGCTGCTTGGCATTGCATAGCCAAGACGGATGCCAGCAGCATTCCATTCAGCAATCATGGAATCTAAACGGCGCAAAGCAGCCTCTAGCTGTTCAGGCTGAAGGTCAAATACGTAATCTGCCATGCCAATTTCTTCAAAGGCTGACGTTACGAACTGGCGCTTTGTGTAACCCATTTAAACCTCCAAGTTCAATGCGCTGCCTTATATCAGAAAATAACGCATTAAACGAATAACTATTTCTTCTTCGCCTTAACTGGCTTTGCAGTCTTTGCAGACGCAATGAAGGCAGCTTTTGTCGGCGCACCCTTGCTGCCAACTTTCCGCATACGCTCTGGTGTTTTGCCAGCAGCCTTCTGCGCCTTGATGCGCTTACGCTTCGCATTGATATTTGCGTACAGGCCCATCTTCATTTCTTTGCCTTCCGCTTAGGAGCCTTCGATGGCTTGCCTGCTTTCATTGCGGCTTCGCGTGCTACATTGAGCGCAATGGCGATGGCTTGCTTTTTAGGGCGACCAGCTTTTTCTTCCATCTTGATATTCTTGCCGATGCTTGCGCGGCTAAAACCTTTTTTCAATGGCATTGGTTCTCTCCTTAAAGGAAAGAGGGGGAAGCCGAAGCCTCCCCCATCTCTATTATACTTGGTTGAAAAGCAGGATGCCTGCCATTTCTGGGTTCGTCATTACCACACCATACAGTGTGTCCAGCGTGTAAAGCGTCTGGAAGGTCAGTGGATCGAACTTCTTGGTCATGACCAATTCGATGCCCTGATCTGTAGCAGCACGAAGAACGTCAACGCCAGCGCCATCTGGAACAGCATAACGACCTGGGAGGAGTTCAATCGAATCCTTGCGCCAGAACGGGTTGATGTTCGATGCAGTGGTGTTGAGGAAGTTCAACGATGCAGTTGCCGAAGTCGATGCAACCTCAACGTTCTGATACTGAAGTTCAGCATCAGTTGGTGACGAGTTAGCGCCGATGATTGGCGGACTGATAACCATCGAAGTGCCATCAACAATTTCGATAACGCGGAAGGTCTTCAACTGACCTGTGCTGCGCTTCGTGATGTGATGAACAGCTTCGATACCAGTGATCGTGAACGCATCGCCAGCAAGAATGCCAGTTGTCGAGGAGACAGTGACAGTCTGATAGCGGTTGTCTACGTTCAGAACGCCACCAACGTTGGTAACAGTTGCCTTTGGAACGTAACGAACTTGTGCGCCGTTGGTTGCAATCGTGCGTGTTGCCGAGTTTGCATTGCAACGGTTAGCGTAATCAAGCTTGTAGGTTTCAAAGCCAGCTACTGGGCCAACATACGAACGCTCATACGCGTTTGCAGACTTGTTGCCAGTGAACGAACGAGTTGCGATCGCCAAGTTACCAGCCATGCCGTTGTAATCGCGGCTCGACAAAGCGAGGTAACGATCTTCAGCCATAACGCCCTGTTCGTTCATGATGCTGTCGCAAAGCGCGATGTCATCATAATCGCCAGCAGCAGTTGCTACGTCAACAACAAGCGTACCCTGAGCAGCAGCCAAATCCATAACGGAAAGGTTGATGTCCGAAGCAAGTTTCTGCTTTGCAGCAGCGCCCAAACGATCTTCTTGCAATGCGTCACGAAGTTCCAAAGCATTCATTTCCCATGCCGAGCAAGGGCTGAAGCCCAAGGTCGAAGGAACAGAAAGCTGGGTCATCGTCGAAACACTAGAAGCAATCGAGCTGCCGATGGTACGTGTGAACGACTGAGCGATGTATGGTTGCGGACGCCACATGGTGTCACGAGCGCGTTCCATAGTTACGCCGTTGGTGTTGTAGATGTTGATGTTCTTTGACAGAATCAAAGCATCGTTGAAGCCTTCAAGAATGTTCTCAAAGGCAACAATTTCTTCTTTTGAAAAAGCGTTAGCCATTATATTAACTCCAGAATTTAGGTTTTCTTATTACGACGCTTATACTCCATGACCTTTGACAAGTCTCCGGTCTTCAGAGCTTCAGCGCGTAAGCGTTCAAGTTGTGAATCAATGGAACCAGACACACGCCCACCGCTTGTGGTGATTGTACGTTCTGGCGAGGTTGATGCCCTACGGTTTGTTACTTTCAACTGAGTCTCCAGTTTTGCTACCGCAAAGGCAAACTTTACGGGGTCGGTGATTGCTGCAAGTTCCTTAGCTCGCTTAGTGCTTTTGCCAATTGCGTAGATAAGCAAAGCAGGGTTGTCAGAGCCTTGTAGAACTATCCCTTGTTGCGTGACGTTGAACGTATCTAAAGCCGTTGCTTCAGCTTCGTCATAGTCACGCACCTTTAACGAAGATTTTGCCTTCGCATAGGAATCAAGCTTGTTCTGCCACGCCTTAGCTTCAGCGTCTTGCTGGGCTTTAGCATTGGCTTCGGCTGCATCGTATTCGCGTTTCTGCTCATACCAGTCAGCAAGCTTTTGTTCGTACTCGTCGGAATCATAATCGCAATTCTCAAGCGTTGGCTTTGCTACTAGTGCAACTGGTTTGGTCTCAGTTGCTGTGGTACTTAGCTTTGCTTCTAGTTCGCGTATCTTCCGCTCTTTTTCCCGATTTGATTTACGCAATTCACGCACCCAAGCAGGCGCACGAACTTCTTCATCTTGAGGTGGCGATTCCTCTCCGATAGATATTACGACTTCATCTTCGTCATCTTCTTCCTCATCATCATCCAGGTCGATGGAATTGGTCTCATCTTCTGCTTGGTCATTGATGTCTGTGTCGATGTCGATTGTTTCGATGTTGTCGTTATCCAGTTCTGCCGTTTTCATGTTTTAACCCCATTAACTCACCCAAATTGTGTGGAGGGTGGAACCACATTCGTACTGGGTCGCAATGCTTCCCCAATCTTTTCAGCAGTCTCAATAGCCGACTTGCGCTGGTCAATGTCGATGTTTGAGATAGTCTCTGCTGTCTTAGCACGGGTTTCTTCCGATCGTGCCAAGGTATATTCAGTGTTAGCTTGTGCTTGGATAGCCTGAGCCTGTGACTTAGCGGCTTCGGCAAGCAAGTAAGCGGATTGCGGATCAGGCTGCACGTTTGCTTGTGCTTCCATCATCTGCTGTTGTTCTTCTTCCGTTGGCTGCAATACGCCCATCTGGACTAGCTGCTTGCGGAAGTATTCCTTGATGTCGCCAATGCCTTCGCCTTCCATGTTCATGATAGCCATAGCTTGCAGAACCTGTTGGGTTGTCGGGTCGGTGGTAACTGCCATCATGCCTGTAAGCGCACGGACTGTAGCGTCACGGCGACTGCTCGACGATGGGCCAACGTCTACTGCAACGTCAAACAAGGCATCGCCCAAGTTGTTTTCGTAAATCAGTTCGCCTGTTTCTTCGTCGATCTGTGGCTTCATCAGTTCAATCGAACCAACTTCTTCCATAGCGCCAATAGTCTTCATCTTGCGCTTTTCTTCAACGTAGATGTCTTTCGACATTGACAGCCATATCTCACCACAGCGCCGCACAGCCTTCGCCATGTTGCTCATGTAGATGAACGTCTGCATATCCAAGCGGGTCTGGATAAGCTCAACAGCCTTGCCGCTGATGCCGCTGACCATCTTGTCAGCTTGCTGGTTGTTACCCAGTATCTCAGCCATGTCTTGCTCAGTGATTTGAAGCAGTGCTGCCATCGCTGGCGGAATCTGTGCAGACTTGGTGTAAGCAACTGGGCCAGACGCTTGAGTCTCGCCATTTGGCCCTGTGATTGGATTGACTAGCAGGTAAGGATAGTTGCGTAGGTTATCCTCTGCCCACATGACCTGATGGCCTGAGACTTGCTCTGGAACCAAGATAGGCTTTTCAATGGATGAAAGCGCACTGATCTCACCCAGCTTCGATAGCTGCATATTCTTCAGGCGCTGCGGGTCTTTGGCAAGGCGCACATGGCCCATGCAACGCTCAACGTTATCAACGAACCAACGCTTGCCATAGACAGGAACGATCGGAATATTCTTGCCAGCGATGTAGCCTTGGTCTTCAAGGATGCCGCCACCGCTCATGATATACTTACGGACGCGCTTCCGTTTAATACGCTTCTGGCGTACTTCTACCGTTCCAACAGCAGCCAGAGTTTCCTCTAGCGTTTCGTCTGCGTCAAAGTCTGCTTGCGTGTAGCGTTCTTCTTCGCCTTGGATTGTCAGGAAGATTCGGACAGTCTCGCGGGTTTCCTCAACGCGGTAATACTCAGCCACGAACACAATGTCAGGCGTGTCCCAATCAAACTCATACTGGTGAATGATTTTGGGCCAGGTCGTTGGGTCATCATTCCATTCAGCTTTGTAAGCCTCATAGGTCATGGAATACAGAACGAAGCAATACTTAGCGTCGGCCTTGTCCTGGCGTTTTGCATCGATGTCAAAGAACACAGAGCTATCAGCGTCATAGATTGGTTCTATGCGGATGCGCTGGCGTTCGTCCTCATCGTTCTCATCATCTTCATAGGTAGTGCGTAAGCGCCATGCGCCAAAGCCACCGCCAACTGCTTCCTCAAAAGCGTTGTCGTATGCTTCTTCTGCGCCGCTGTCCCGTTCGTCTGCACGATAGAGACCGTTGCACGTTTCTGTTAACTTGTCGTTTGCCTCGCCATCTTTGCTAACAAAGTCTACGGCAATGCGGTTATTACGATATTCGTTGATGATACGGATGACGCTAAGGTGAATCTTGTTTACCTCAAAGCGTGGCTTGTTTTCGTATTGGTCACCGAGTGGGCCTTCCCACTGTGCGCCAGCGATGGAATAGAAACGCCTGTCTTGAAGGCATTGTAGGCGCTCATCACGCACCGACGATTGAACGCGGTCGAACTCTACCATCGCCTGTTGATGGATGTTCGCAAACCTTTGTTCTCTATTCAGTCGAGCCATTTACCACCTACTCACAGTTGCTAAAGGTTGCACATCGAAAGTCTTTGGAACGACTGCTCGACGGATGGCCTCACACGCATAACGTAGTGCGTCTATAAGGTGATTATCACGATCCGCAAGTATTGGCAAGATTTGTCCTGTCAAGGGGTCAGTTTTATAACTGTAGCACGTTAATTCGTCGATCGTGTGCTGGCAGCGAGGGTGGACAACGATGTCATATGACTTCAACCATTCGACGCCTTCCTCTACAGACTTAGGCCCTTTGACTGCCGCCATAATCTTTGGGAAGCCATGTTTACGCATATGGCTGATGGTTTCAGGTCTGGCGCTATCAGCAACGATGGGCCACTTCTCAGAATCCGGCACAGTGAAGAACAGGTCTGGCGTGTCCATAATCTCACAGCCAACGCGATAGGCTTCGTGATCGACATAGATTGTTCTGCCAATAACATGACAGCGGATTAGAACAGTCGGGTCAGATGCAAAGCCCCAGTCAGCGCCGAAGCGGTGCGTTGCGTCCTCTGGTGTATCGAAGTCCTCAATCTTCCAGTTGCGGAATACACGGGCTTCGCTGTTCGATGCGTAGCTTCCCAACCAAACGTGCTTGTATTTGTCAGGGTCACGCTCTCGATCGTATTCCATCTCCGCTTTAAGCACATCAGGGAACCAAGGATTGTCTCGATAGTTTACCTGTGCAACGATAGCGTCAGGTGGCGGATTCTCACCACGCAGCAGCATATCAATCGGGTCGGTGCTGTTCAGCGGGTTCCATGTGAACCATAGTTCGCTGTCTGGCTTACGGATTGTTGGACGCAATAGGTCAAGTGAACGTTGCGATAGCGTCTGCGATTCCTCAACCCAAGCGCAGTCGTAACCTTCCAGCGACTTAATGGAGTCAGCGGTGTGGTTCTGCATCCCCTGGAAGATGATTAGGCCATCGCCATGCCGTGATTTAATCTGGGTTTCTTGAATCTCAAAGTAATCCTGAACACCAAGCTGTTCGATCTTTAGCTCCAGCAAACGCTTAACGGATTGCGCTAATGACTTCTGAATCTCGCGGACGCATACTGTTCTGCGCCGCTGATCCATAACGTGCGCTTCGATAACCATTTCCGCAAAGGCATGGCTCTTGCCTGAACCACGCCCACCATGTGCGCCCTTGTAGCGACTAGGCTTTAGGAATGGCTTAAACCATCGCGGGGTTTTAATCTTCAGCGTTGTCATCGATCACTTCACGCTGGATGCGCTGGATCATGCTGCCAGTGATACTAAGCTTAGTCGGCTCGTTAAACCCATGCATTACGTTTAGCTCTTTAACGGCTGCTGTCATGCCTGTTGATGTCTTTGCATCCTGGGCAATACGATACGCTTGTATCAACCCTTTGACAGACATTTCGCGTGTCCATAATTGCTTTTCAACAACCTGTGATTTCAATTCATCAACCCTTATAGCAACCTTAGGGTTTTTCATCAGGTTGGATGCCTGCACATAAATGCTGGCATCAGATCCAGTCTTAGCGTCATAAGCAGTTCGATAAGCATCTGCTTGCCCCATGCCATCAGCAATGCATTGAGCGAACAATTCTTGTTTTGCAGTCAACTTATTTTGAGTCATTGAATGTCTCACCTGTCTCTGCGTGGATAGCTTCCCTGCCTGTAAATTGCTGCCAACGATTAATGATTAAATCCACATACAACGGGCTTAATTCCAAGCCATATGCGTTTCTTCCATTCTTCTCCGCTGCCATCAGAGTTGAACCACTCCCCATGAACGGATCGAAAACGACATCATCAGGATCAGTATACGCTTTTATAAAGAACTCTGGAAGACCTACCGGATAAGCAGCCGGATGCCCTAATGCCTCAGATTGAAAGGTCGGCAGTCTGTTACCAGGATAAGCCATTCCTGCTGCAACCGCATTACCATCAACGGCAGACACATGGCCTTGGCGTTGCGCTGCATTGGTGTTGCCAGCGCCCTTCCCCTTTGCTTTAGGAACAGCCTTTGATTCATGCTTCACTGCGTCTGGATTAAACTTCCATTCACCCTTGGTAAAATGATAGATTGGCTCAAATTGGTTCTTGAACCTTCTTGCAACCTGTTGAGGTATTCCAGCTCTCTCCCAGCAGAACTCATCTGCATAATTCCATTGCCATTTGCGCGCATGGGCTAACACTAAGTCAAATACATACAGCTCGCGTTTTATGCCTTCAGCATTAGGCTTGATGTTGCAGAAATACGAACCATCGTTTTCTAGGTTTGCATAAATGTTTGTTGCAATGTCTTCATACCAATCCACATACTCATCAACGTGAATGGGTTTGAAGGATGATTCTTTATCATATTCCCGCTGTGACGCATACGGAGGAGATGTAACCACCAGGTTAATCATTTTCCCATCAAGAACCTTTGCGACATCGTTGAAGGATTTGCAATCTCCACACATTAACCTGTGATTGCCCAATATCCAGACATCACCCACAATGGTCTTTGCTGTTTTAGGCATCTCAGGAACAGTGTCTTCATCCACCAATTTAACGGACGGCACTGTCTCCAGCAATCCATCGAGAAAATCATCATCAAATCCCAACAGCTCTAGGTTGAAGTTCTCTAGGTTAAGGTCTTCAATCTCCGCCTTCAACATATCCATGTCCCACCCTGCGTTTAGGGCAAGCTGGTTGTCTGCTATCACTAAGGCGCGTTGTTGAGCCTTTGTCAGATGGTCAAGGATAATGGCTGGCACTTCTTCCATGCCAAGCTTTCTTGCTGCCAGTAGGCGTCCATGTCCTGCAATGATCGTGTTATCGCCATCTATCAGGATTGGGTTAGTCCAGCCGAACTCTTTTATGCTGGCTGCGATCTGGGCCACCTGTGCATCGCTGTGCGTGCGGCTGTTGGCGGCATATGGAATTAAATCTGCGACTAGGCGCGTTTCAATCTTTGGTGTCATCTCAGCTTCCAATAAGGTCTGGTGGAAACCTTCTAGAGCATCTTAGTCACTGTGTCCATAATGTATGAAGTCAACTATCCACTTCATATCGATTGAAGGCTTTGGCTTCCACTTCAAGAAGCTTTGCAAGATAGTGCTGCGCCTTCATCAAATCCTCAATTCCATTCTTATCACGATAGCGTGCGAGATATTTTATGCAGTTTCCCTGTAAATATCCTGAGAATGCTTCTTGCGACATCCAGGACTCCATCACTTGCCAAGGCTGAACGCTTTTGGATGCGTAATGGTTTCCGCCTACTTGTTGTGAATTAACACTCATCATCTTCCTCCTCGTCTAAATAGCAAAACGGGTCATAGCCCTTTAGCATTGCATCGACTGCAACCATGATAGGCCCAGTGATACGCACTTTGCCAGCTTCCATCTTGCGAATGGTTGTGCCGCCATTGTCAGGCGATAGGCGGAGAGCGTCCGCCATCTCGTTTACGCTGTAGCCCATGTAGGCTCTAGCTAGTTTAAGCTTTGCTGGCGTCATGCTGATGCTCCTATAAACATATCCCCTTGGCGCTGTGCCTTGTCTAGTCGTTCACACGCTAATGTGAAATATGCTTCGTTCTGCTCAATGCCTATAAACTTGCGGCCAGCCATAACAGAGGCAACTCCGGTTGTTCCACTACCCATGAATGGATCTAAAATTGTCTGCCCTAAGTTTGTGAAGTCAGCAATAAGTTCCGACATTAATCTGCGCGGTTTTTCAGTAGGGTGCAGGCCAGTGCGTTCCGCATTGTTCACTAAATGCGTGTAGACGCCACGCTTCCCGCCTGCATTCCATTTTGCGTGCCCAGTACCAGCCCATGCACAGACGAAGTTTTCAGCGCCCTGTGCTGGCCCCTGTCCGTTTAACTGTGGCGTAGAGTCTGGCTTTATCCAAACGCAAGCTCGTTTGTATTTCATGGGGCTAGCATTGATATGCTCCGCCCATTGCCATACGCCTTCAACTGTGCAGAATGCTATGAACCAACCTTGGCAAATTTCTGATGATGACGCCACAAATGGTTCGCGTATCGCGTCAACTGAATCAAAGTTTATCTCTTTTAATTCTGGCCCAGAATCCTTACGCAAATTTGACAAATGCGCTTTTGCCGCGTGAAGCGACGCCTCATATGGCGGATCGCATATAATGTGGTCAACCGTTCCAATATTCGGCATGATGTCTAAGCAGTCACCAAGGTATAAGGTGGCGTTTCCGATTATCACTGACTCAGTCATTTTCAGATTCCATTTCCGCCATCTTCTGCAATGAGTGAACAATGGTGCTGTGATCGCGGTTCATAATTCTTCCAATCTCTGTGGTTGAATAGCCCTTGCCTCTCATCCACACAACGCATTTCCGCCTTACTTCTACCAATGGCTTCAGTTTGCTTCTGCCTAGAATGTCTTCAAGTGTGTAACCGTGTAATTCTGCAATGGCATCAATCTCTGCCAAATTCTTTTCCCTTGGCGTCATGAATGTTCCTTAATGGAAGTTCCGTATAGCATTAGATTTTGTCCTTTTTAATAAAGCGGCCCGTGTTTGAATCGCGCAGTGAAGCGTTGCGTTTCAAGAGTAACAATTCCGTTGTGTCCTTTATCCATGCATTCCGCCACCAAGTGCGGTCAACGTGCGTTTGCCATAAGATAAGTAGCGTTGTGGCTTCCAGCGCCAGCATCGCAATGATTGCGATTTGATATTGGTTCATTTAATCCTCCCTACTTACTGTGTTAATGGCTTAGTCGGCATCGACAAAATCATGGTATAGCAATGCCTCTGTGACGATTGCGGCAGCACAATGTTCTGCGCTTGAAAACTGATCCATGTAAGCAAATCCCATTGCGTCAATGCAAGCATCAAACAAGCGGTTGCTGTTGCGGATGTATTCGTGCGGATCAGCGCATTCTTCAAATGGGCCAGCGCGAAGCTGCTTTGATAGAAGTCCGTCGATGCGTTCAAATTGGCGAAGAGTGATGCTCATGCGAACGTAAACTCCCGTTCGTGAAAGCAGTGAGCGAACCAGCGAGGAGCTGGATTGCTGCTAATTAGATCAGCAAAGAAGGCATATTCTGCATTACCTTTGCCATCAAAGCGAAAGCAACGATCGGAAGGCTGGCGCTCATCAGCGTCAGTGACTTCGATGAAAACACCGTCAGCGAGTGTGGAAAACTTTACTAGCATTAAACTTACTCCTTAAAGGCGAGGCATTGCCTCCGTTGCTGTTGCACCCTCATAGTCTTGGTGATTTTATATGTAAAGCACTTTTTTCAATTAAATATCATTTTTGCCGTTTTGCGTGTTCTATTGCGGCAATAGCCCATTCCTTTGGCGCTCCAGCATACTTACCTTTGGCCCAGTTCTTTCGTATATCATCCATAGATATGCTTCCAAGGTCATATTTAGCCAGGTCGCACATTAGGTTTGTGGCTGCGCTGGTGCTAGTCTTGACCAATTTGTAAGTTTCTCCGTAGCTCTGCAAGCTCCTCTGCCGTAACGTATTCCTGGGGCGGAGCGTAATCGCGGTAGTGAATCATCAAAAGATGCTTGGCGCGATTGATCCTGCGTCTGCGATCATAGCCCTCATTCTGAACCACCGAATCTATCTCCGCTGGCGTTGGCATGAACTTGCAAGTCCGCAGCAGCTTTAGAAACGCGCTGCGTAAATCGACCAATGGATAGATTCGCAGTGTCAGCCAATACAGTTCTAACCGCTCCGCTTCTTCCTCCACACTGCGCTTCTGGCTGGCTGTGGCTAGTGAAAGCTTGGCAATCATAACCTCGACCTGTTCGCGATCAGGCATTGGTGGCCTTGGTGCGTCCACAAACTGCTGAAGGGTCTCCGCAGACTTAGGCCCAATCGTCGGTAGGTCGCTCCCCATCAGCAGCTCGTCGAGCTTGGCTGGCAATGACTGCTCTGACCATTGAATTGGTTGGTTCTGCTGCGTGTTTGCTATTTCCTGCATTGGTCGCGCCTTTCGGTTCGTATATATCCAGCCAGCCGTTGATTGTCGAACGGTCTAGCAATTCGTTGATGTCATGTCCTACTGAGTGCAAGGCTTCCAGTTTGGTAAGCGCCCTTGCTTTCGCTCTATCGGTTAATGGGCGCTTGCGTTGCTTCCGCATCTCCACCCAACCGTTCCAAGCATCTATAGGCAACCATAGGGGATACCCCTCTATAATAACTGGTTTATGGTTATTGGTTATTGGTTTATGGTTAGTGGTTAAGGTTACGACTGGGTTCTCACTGGCAACCGACTCGGAACCCACTGGGTTTTCCATGGCCTGTTTTATCGCAGTTTTCGGTCGCCCACCGCGCTTACCGTTCTCTCTATTGCGTTCAGCCTGACGATGATATTCCTCAATATCAGCATCGCATCGAGGATGCCTCCATCCTTCTTCAGTGCAAATAAACATATCATTGAGCAAAACTTCAATCACACCCACATCTATTCGGATGCGTCTGGCAACCCACTGGGTTTCGAGTGGGATAGGTGATTCAGTTTCATAATACATATCTAGCAGCCGACGATAAGCCAAGTCCTCGTCGTTGGTTAGATGGCGTGTCGATCGAGCGTAATCGCCAATGTTGAATTTATAATAATGCATGATTAATTTACTCGCCTTTTAATGGCGGTAATATCTTGCGTGATGGTTCTGTGGCGTGTATTACTCATTACAGCGATGCCTCCTCTTGCTAGGCGTTGTTAGAGCGGGTCGAGTGCTTTTTGCTTTTTCAGCACTCCCCGCTCGCTCTTACATAACTCAAAACGCACATTTGTAAAAGCTAATTTTGGCAGCATTGACAACCAATACGCTGATAGCGTATTCTGTGCGGATTGGTACCTCCTTACCGAAACGAACTTGGGTGGCTTCGGTCACCCATTTTTATTTGGTCTCACGAAGATCGTGATGTGGGAATAGCGCCTTAAAGACAGCGCGGCGCAAAGGCCAATCTCTGACAACGACTCCCTTCACATCTTCAGTCACCAGCATACCGTTTTCGACATATTCGAAATCAGATTTATAGCCAACGCGCCTGCCATTGGAATGTTTAAGCTGGCGTCCATTGATGACGAACCAGTATTGCGGGTGGATCATCAGGTCACTTATCTCTCCAGCAGCTTCCAATGCGTGCAGTTCATTGCAGCGCATAGCCTCACGTTTGCTGTCATGTGTATGACCAGCCCTGCACTGCGATTTGACAGCACGATACTTTCCGAAACGTTTCATGCGTTAAGTTTCTGCTCTATTAGGCGATCGAGTGCGTCATTGGCTGCAATCCATGCGCCTAGCTGTGGTTCAGTGCGTCCACTTTTCCAATTCGACAGCGTGACGCGGGTGATGCCAGCCTCAATTGCTATCTTGCAAGCCCTGATTTTATGCGTCCTGGCATAGCTAAAAAAGTTCGCAATTTCGTTTTGTACCTGGTTCATATTCAACTTTCTTTGGGTTGTGGATAAAAAGAGCTTTTAATCTTCTGAAAATTAGTTACAAGGGGTTTGGCAAATAAAAGGAGATACCGCAATGCCAGTACATAAAAAGATTAACGAAGCGCGGATTGCTTTCCACGCATTACCTCTAAAAAAGTCCGGCCATAATACGTTTGCTGGATATAAATATTTTGAGCTTTCAGACTTTGTGATTCCAGCCCTTCGCATTTTTAACGATGTCGGATTGTGCGCGATCATAAGCTTTTCAGAATCCACAGCGTCGATGCACATTGTCGATGTCGAGGATGGAACTCAGGTGATTATTCACAGCCCAATGGGATCAGCCAATCTTAAAGGCTGTCACGAGATACAGAACATTGGTGCTTGTGAGACTTACTCCACCCGCTATCTCTGGACAGCAGCCCTTTGCATTGTCGAGCATGACGCACTGGATGCTACCACAGGCAAGATCGAACCAGCACCACGCGAAAAGTTTATCAGCGATAAGCAGTTTGCTGAATTGCAAGCCTTGGTAGACGAAACCAAAACAGACATGGCTCTGCTCTGCAAGCATTACAAAATCAGCGCACTCAAGGAATTGCAGGAAATCCGCTTCGATGCGGTTAAGGCTGCATTAGAAAAGAAGCTGAAATGACGGACGCAGCTATTATACAACGCAGTCCCGAATGGTATGCAGCACGTTGTGGAAGCCTTGGCGCTTCCCAACTTGCAGACGCCCTAGCCAAGACCAAATCAGGCTGGGGAGCATCACGCGCCAACCTTCGCGCAACCCTTGTGGTCGAAAGGCTCACAGGCCAGCAAGAAGAAGGATTTATTCGCAGTGCAGCAATGCAATGGGGAGTAGACAAGGAAGAAGAAGCTAGAATCGCCTACAGCTTCATTACAGGCCATGATGTGACTGAGGTAGGGTTATATAAGCATCCTACCATTATAGGCACTCACGCCAGCCCTGACGGGCTTGTGGGCGATGATGGCTGCATAGAGATTAAATGCCCAAACTCTGCCACACACATAGAAGTGCTCAAAACTAATCAAATCGCGCACAAATATATACTACAGATGCAATGGCAGATGGCTTGCGCCGATCGTCAATGGTGCGATTTCGTAAGCTTCGATCCACGAATGCCAGACCATCTAATGCTTTACATTGCGCGGGTGCAGCGCGACAACGATATGCTGGCGACTTTGGAATCAGAGGTTGCCGCATTTCTGGCAGAAGTTGACAAAGACGTAGAAGCATTATCAGAGCTAGGAATCCCATCATGACACAGAACGAAAGAGTTTTCGATCACTTGCTTACTGTTGGGCCAATCCGTCCAATGACAGCATTGAATGACCTTGGCATCTATCGCCTAGCCTCAAGGATTAATGATCTGCGAAAGGCTGGGCATAAGATTAAAACCAAAAAGGTTGAGGTGGTCAATCGCTGGGGCGAATCATCTTACATTGCTGAGTATAGCCTGGAACTTGAAGATGCTGCCTAATCGCATTGCCAAGAGGCAAAAGCGTTCATCGCGCTGGCGCTCACAAGGCCACCTGAATTTCATTCGATCGTTCCATTGCTCGATTAATGGTTGCCAGGATATGCCGATCGAGTGCGCTCACGTTCGCAATGGTAGCGGCGCAGGAATGGGGCAGAAGCCAGATGATTGGCGGGTTGTTCCATTATGCCGCGAGCATCATAATCAGCAACACACAGTTGGTGAGCAGACGTTCTGGAAAGGCATTGACGTAGAAGCTTTGATTGAAGCATTTTGCAAAGCCAGCCCAAAGGCGCGTGAGATTAAAGAGGCTCAAGACAAGTGACGCAAACAGTTTGGCTTCGCGGTGAATATCAAAGACGATTGGCTCACCAGTTGATTGACAAAGCGCCGCAAGACGCAGTTGTTAAAATTAGCCAAGCCAAGCGATCCGATGATCAGAATGCAAAGATGTGGGCCATGCTGTCAGACATTAGTCGATCAGCACCAGAAGAAAGGCGTCACATACCAGAAGTTTGGAAGTGTATTTTTATGGCAGCATTAGGGCATGAAGTGATGTTCACAATGGGCCTAAACGACCAGCCTTTCCCAATAGGCTTTAAAACATCAAAGCTAACTAAGGCCCAGATGTCAGATTTAATTGAGTTTGTGTATTCGTATGGGGCGCAACACAACGTAAAATGGAGTGAAGAAAATGCAGAATATTATAATATCAGGTAACGTAGGCAAAGACGCAGAGCTTCGCACAGTGCGCGACAGCCAGGTTCTTAGCTTCAACGTAGGCGTCAAGAACGGATTCGGTAAAGATGCTGGCAGCGTTTGGTATCGGTGCAGCTTATGGGGCAAGGCAGCGGAAGTGTTTGCTGGCAGTCTAAAGAAAGGCACTAAGGTCTTTGTATCTGGTGAGCTTACGCATGACGAATACGAAGGCAAGTCACAGTTCAATGTGCGCGTTGGAAGCATTGATACAGCGCCGCGATCGGAAGCTGGCGGAAGCAGCACCACTGCCGATACTAGCGTCACATGGGATAACGTAAAGGACTTGGATGATGATGTCCCATTCTGAAGAACCTACCAAAACACGCAATGAACTGCCGACACGCACTAGGAATATTCCTCCACCGTCTGAATATCTGGAGCATCGCTATAGGCAGAGCAACCAGGCGATCGTGGATTCATCCAAAGCATTGTTGAAGGCGCAGTTAAAGGCTGGGCATCATACGCTAACGCCCGAAAGCTACAAGGCGATCGTCAGGAAATACGACTGGCAGTTCTGCTTACATCCTACATTATTCTAAGCCAAATGGCGGGCGGCAATGAGCTTCCCGCCATTATTTTTGTCTGTTATGAAAAAAGTGCTTTACACATTAAAAGGCCCTTTTTATAAGAGGGCATCAACCCAGGGGCCATGCCCCGCCAATACGGAGGAAGTTATGATAACTGATAATCTAACCGAAGAAGAACGGGTTCAGCGCCGCATAGAATTTTACAGGGAAGTCTCAAAAGGACTTGCTGAAACGCTCAAGGCATATCCGCTGCAAGAGGATGTATATACACCGCATCCAGATGATTACGATGGCGGACGCTTTGATTATCTAACTTCACGAGGTGTAAAATGACCAAGATGACAAAGACTCAATTCTGGCTGGCTGTAATATGGTTTGCTGCAATGATAACAATGTTTGCAACGGAGAGGACATTTTAAGATGACATTGATCGAACTTAGAAACATCGTCGCGGATCATGTTCAAATGATGCACGGCAACCCAGAATTTATCCGCCAGATTAGAGATGGTGAGCAGGATGATGGCCCATTCATAACAGGCGCTTTAGCGATCTGGGCAAAGTTCATGGAAGGCTTGCAACCAGCACCAGAGGTATTGGCAGATGATTAAGGCAGCACAAGCAGCGCCTTTAGGCAAGACGTATCGCGTATCTTCTGAGAACGCATGGCCCCTTAGAGGATTAGACGGAAAGACATTTGCAGAGCGCCGTGCAGAGCGTGAGAAGGAGCAAAGCAAATGAAACGCTATATAATCAGCAAGGGAAAGGCGTTCAGGATTCGCACTGTGGAAGGCGTCACGTTTATAACTAGATTAGTCTAGTCTGCCTCAAGCATTTCTGTGGTTATCATAACCCTGCCTACAGCACCATACTTTTTATGGTACGTTATTGCCCAGGCTGCTCGATCAGCAATCCAGCCACCACGCGCAGCATAAGCGTCACGCGCTGCCAAGGTTGGATGCTGAACCACAGTTACGCCGTTATATTCTTTCTCGTCCCTGTGATGGCGATGTCCGCAGTGTATTTCGCGCCTGCTAGTCCTGCCCCATTGCTGCGGGAACTGTGCCGCAAACAGAAGCGGTAGGCTCTCGTTCTTAACTTTATGACCATGATGGATTCCCAACATAGTGCTGCCCCATTCAAATACATAGAATGGCAGGACGCTATCGTTGACAGTGACGCGAGGTTCTTCTTCGTAATGCACCGAAAACAAATCAGCCAGCCAGCCGCTTGCTTCTTCGTCGTGATTGCCTTCCGCTATAATCAGATGCACTTCCTGATGGCGCAGCAAAGACATTGTTACCAGCGATCGAATGACGCGGATTGCAGACTTGCGTATCTTAGGGAAACGGCTGTCAGCATCCAGAACGTGCTTTGAAGCTGGTGTTACTGGTGTCTTGCCATCCGTATGCAGAAAGTCGCCCTGGATGTTAATAACTGCCGTGTGAGCCTTTGGGCTTTGTTCTATCATTTGTTGCAGTGCAGCAATGATGGTGCGCTCTGCGATAGATATGTTCCAATCGCTTCCACCCTCTTGATGCCATGCCAGCATTCCAAGGTGGTAATCAGTGAACGTATAAAGGTTGCACAGATGCTCCTCAGAAGCCGCTGGAGCAACGATTGATACCACAGGCGGTATCTCGTCCTTAAAGCCCTCAACTGCCTCTCTCATGGCGTCCACAAGAGCCTCATGGCTTAGTGACGCTTTAACCCATTGACCAGATGGTTTGCCTTCAGCGTTGTAGTAGGTGCTGACGCCCTTAGCTACATAGCCATCAGGAACAGGTCGAGTGAAGTCATGCTCAGGCGAATAGCCGAACTTTGCAGCCTTGCGCTTCACAGCAAGATAAGTCTCGCTTGCGCCGCCAATGTTCATGCCTAATTCAGTGGCCGCTGCCCTGGCACTTCCAAGGCGCTCTATGGCCTCAAGAATTTGCTTTTGACGAGGCGTGCAATACCTGTACAGGTTTTCGTCTATCGTTATGATGGATGGCATTTACTTGCCTTTCGGACAATCGTCCTCACATAAACATACAAAGACGCTGTTATGCGCCTCTATTTCTGTGACAGTTTCTGATGAATCTTTTGTTGCATCGTAACTTATGGGTTTCGCAATAGCACAATAGCTATTTACGGGAACGGTCGAAACGGTCGCGCAGCCGCTCAGTGCGCTCAAGATCAGGAGTAATAATGGCGGCTTCACCCAGTGCAATTTGCTCATTGATGGCCTCATTTATTTCTTTGATTGTTTCCTGACGCCCTTGCCGCTTCCAACGATGCTCTGCCCAAACTCCCAACAGCTTGTCCAGAACACCCAGCAAGAGCATCAGGAACTTCATTACTCTGCGGACTCAGCTACAGGTTGCTTGCTGAAAACAGACCAAACAGCAACGCCAATGGTAGCTACGGCAGCAGCCAACGCATCAACCGTTGCGCCGTCGATAAGGCCTTTTCCTGCCAGATAGCCAAAGCCAGCCGCAGCCACTGTACGAACGATTCCAAACAATTGTTCCTTCTTCATGTCATTTTCCTTTACAGTATTGTGGGGAACGTCTATTACGTAGTTATGACGCACCGCACTTGTTTTCGCTGCACCCGTTCCTTGGAAGCTACTCCAGGGAATTTCCACCGCGAGAAATCACGCCCATTGGGTTTATCATATGAATGCAAGGAATGCCATAGCGAGCGTAAGAAAGGTCGTGACCGCCGCAAAGAGCGCTGGGGTGCACTAACTCCAGAACAAAAAGTATTACGCAAAGCTAGAATGTTGCGGTATGGACGGACACAACGCGGACGCGCCACATATTTGCGGAACGCATACCAACGTATTGATGAATGCGATTTAACATCATTAGAGATACTAGAGTTTATAACGCAGCCCTGCGTGTACTGCGGAACTGTTACCGACAACAGGGGGCTGGATAGAATTGACAATAGCTTACCCCACATAAAAGGTAACGTTCAGACTGCTTGCACTGGCTGCAACATCATGCGCGGGGATAGGTTTACTGTCGAAGAAATGATGTTGATAGGAAAGACAGTCTCCGAAATTCATAAGACTAGGAATAAGACGCCCTTGGCAATTCAAAGTGAGGGCCATCAGGAAACGACCGACTAAGAATTTTAGCAGTTATAGGCCCATTTATAGCGGACAGCAATTTCCAAGTTCCGCCCCAACGTATTGGAATCTTTTCGGCTAAAGATGCTTCCCGCATAACTTCAGCTAATCTATGGTATAAAGGCCAGTCCCATGATACTTTACCGTCAATCAGCGGCGCTAAATCAACAGCGTGTCCAGTGATGTGCCGCGAGTTCAGCGTCTTTGATGCGCCTTGTGCCAGTAACTTGCGTTGACGATCTAGGGTGCGTAAGCCTTCCAGCACGGTAAAGTCCAAGTCAGACATCGCAGCAGCCTTCTTTACCACACGCACTAAATCGGGATGGACTCCATCTAGACGCAATAAAGAACGACTGCCAAGGATTATGCTCACACAGCACCCTTTTGCAATATGCTTACCAGTATGCCAACCAGCAACACGATGATGGTTCCACAAGCGCCAATGCCAACGCTTTCTAGGCGCTTCATTCTGGCGCAGATGCTTTCGTATCTAAACGCACAGACTTCTTCGTGAGTGTTGAGTTGTGCTTGTGTTGCGTCAATCGTGTTCATGTTGTCTCACTCATTTGATGCAGTGATTAAGCTTCTGCTTCTGGCAGTGCGTTCTTAGCTTGCTCTGCGGCATAGGCAGCTACTACGTCAGCAGTATGCGTTGCAGCGCATATTGCCTGAACGCGAGCATCTTCTGCGCTGTAGTCATCGCCTGGGGCAACAACGTGACGGTGGAATGTGCCGCTGATCTGTTCGCCGTCTTCGAGGATGGCAGTCTTAGTGCGTACTTGCACGCAGCCGTTCTCAAGTACTTCGATGTTATCAACAACTACGTTTTTCTCTAAAGCCATTTTTATTCTCCTGTTTCCAGACCAGCTATCCCGCTGGACATTAGGTTAAATTCTATATGTGACCGTAAAGGCGGTAATTCCTTTTGTGCCTGACGATGTGAACGCTGGGCCAGTTGCATCAAAAGTTTTGTAGAATGTAATACCGTCCACAGCTACTTTAGCCTTTGTCATGCCAAGCAAAACGGTGTTATCTTGAACAGGTGTAGCCACCCAAACATTTTGGCCCGTTGGCAAAAGCGCGGCGGGTATGCCTGTCATTGCCATAGTTCCGGCGTTGCTCGTAGCGTAAGTGTCATCCCACGAAAGCGTAATCAGGCGACCTGTTTTTTGGTATTTGACCGTAGGTTGAACTGTTGTTGTAAAACCTGAAAGCGTAGCGGTGAACGATCCTGTGGTGCCGCCATCACCTGGCAGCGTTGAAATCAAACTGTTGGTTGCAAAATCACCTACCGACACAAGGCCGCTGTTTGACGTTCCCATTGTTGTAGGTGGGCTAAAATATAATTTGTTCGTTGCGTAGTTACCGCCTGAAAACAAGTTTACCACACCGCTGGCATTGACGCAGTATTTGTCACCGCCAGCAATAGGGTTGTCAAACAAGCAGCCTGTTATAGATGCTGCGCTGCAAACGCCTAGTTTGATTTCTTGGTCGGTGTTGAGTTCAAAATATATACCACTGATGTTGACGCCAACGGTTCTAGCTGTCTCATAAAACGGGCCATAAGAACCTTGGAAAATGCCGCCAACAAAGTTTGAGCCAGCAATTTGATATTCTGCTTTGATGAATCCAGTTGTCGCTACGCCGCGACTTCCCTTTTCAAAGACGTTATCCGTCCAATCGACATTGTAAACAGAACCCGCCAGCGAAAACGCGCCGCCAACAACGGACTCCAAAAACCAACCTTTAGTCTGTCTGATATTGCAGTTATCAAAGCAATACTGTTGGATGTAGTTGTTAGTGTACGCGCAGTTAATCTTAAAGAAGTAGCAGTTTGAAAACCGCATACGCAGAAACTTGTTGCCGTTTATGCAATACGCGTTCGTAGTAACATTGTTAGCTGCAAATCTTATGTTTTGAAATGTAACAAACTCTGACAGCGGTGCTGAAGTGGTTGCGTATGTGCTGCTAAAAATGCTGATTGTTTGGTCGGTGTAAAAGCCGCCCTTATTGCCGATGCCGACAATGAAAAATTCATCTGTGGTGGTGTCTACTTCACGGTCAATGTTTATCGACGCAGTAACATACGTTCTTCCAGGGATGATAAGAGTGGGCCAGTTGTTAGCGGCACAAAAGTCTATCGCCGCTTGAACAGCAGCAGTGTCATCCGTAACACCATCGCACGCCGCGCCAAAGTCTTTAACGTTGACCGGAGCACCGTCAATCATGGAGTAAGTGGCTTTAGTGAGCGACATTGTAATCTCCGATTAAGCTGCGCGGTATGTCAAACTAAGAACAAACGCACTGTTGTTTGCAAACCCTACGTCACTCAAAGCAATCCCAGTGGATTGAATTAAGTCTATATTTGTAGTGTTAATAGCTGCGTAACCGCTAAGCTGACCCGCAAAGGTTACGTTTATTGGAAGCACTGAAAGCGCCGAATAGCCAGATGCGTTGTTTACGCAAGTAAACGGCAACCCTGTAATTTGTGCCGCGCCTGTTGAAGAGCCTTTATTAGCCAGCGAAAGATAGCAGCTAACGGTAACAATGTTGCCTATGCGGGTGTAATAGCCAACACTGTTAGATAAAGCCACACCTACAGATGCGCCGCCAAATGATACGCCAGCCGTCCAAGTGCCTTCTTCGTACCAATCTAGCAATTCGCTGGTCATGCCAGCCGAGGCAGTGTTTGCGCTGAAGTCGATACCTTTGCCAGCAACGGGAGCAAAACCGTTAGAATTGATGTCGCCAACAACAACGCCAGCAATATTAAACTGCACTTTTGATGAAACAGGGGTTGTAGCTATTTGCATAAAGTTGGAGCCGTTGCTCCAGAAAAGGTTTGCAAAGTTTTCAGCGTTGTTTCCGCCTAGCAAGAACCCACCGTTGGTTGAACCCACGCCACCATAAATGCTGAGGTATGCGTTTGCAGATGTATTGGTAATGCCAACTTGTGTTCCGCCAATGCTATATGCTGGGGTTCCCGTTCCAAACGATCCAGACAGTGCAGACATAGCACGGCCCGCCGTCACGTCGCCTATGCTAACCTTTACAGTTGATCCGCCTTGCACAATCGGCAAAACTTCTGTGCCTGCAAGCGGGGTTGTAGCTGCGGTTAACGCTGAGATTTTCTTATCTGCCATTTGTCTACTCCAATTAAATCATTCGGCCTTCAAACCGAGTGCGCCAGCTTGATCCGGCAGTGGCATTGCCTGAAAGAACACCCACTGATTTCGTGGAGTTAGAAATTCTTAATTGAATGTACG